TGCTGACAACTTACCCTTAGAAATGTTCTTAGCGTGTCTAGCTTTGAATGATTTTCTTCTAGCTTTATCTTTTGCAGATTGAGGATTTTTACCAGCACCGCTAACGCCTTGTTGACCAAAGCGAATAAGTTTTATGACATCACCAACTTTGGCTAGAACTGCGTGTGATTTTGTTTTGTGATTAGGTGTTCTTTTAGGTTTATTAAAACCACTAAACCTTTCACCTCTGTATGTAATAGCCATTAGTGTAGAGTTTTCTCCTCACAGCTTAATACTTCTGAATCCTCGGTTACTTCACCACCAGAGATAATACCAAGTATTCTTACTGCATCTTCTTGGCTTTTGGCTCTAATATCACTACCGACATAAACTAGGTCGTCAACTAAAACTTCTAGGTTATATAACTTGATTGCCATTGCCAGTAAATAGTCCTTGAGCTTGATCCTTTGCAGTTTGCCTAATGTTTTCTCGGTCACGCTCCATGATAGCATTGATTTCTGCTATGTTGACTTGCGCTCCGTATTTAGCGGTTAATTCTGCTGCTTTTAGTCTAATCTGTGCTTCTGTCTCATCACGCTGTCTGTCATCATCCATGATAATTTTCATGCGATCAGTCTCAGCATCAATGATAGCTTTTTGTGCCTGGTTCTGTGCTTTCATAGCTTCTGCTTGTGCCAACATGGTAGCCGCATCCGGTTGTTGTGGTTCCGGTGGTGCGGGTGGCATAGGTGGTACTTGAGTGTTAATAAAGCTATTAGCATCTTTAAATCCAGCAAGTTCAATCATGCGTGTGAGCGTATTAGAGTATTGCTGTAAAGATACCAATGGATTTTGTGGTCCAAGTGTTTGTAATATTTGCTCTTGTTTTTGTGCCATTTGTTGCAATATGCCGAACTTCTCTTGATCGGAAGATTTAGAGATAGCTACATTGACCACCATGTCTTTATCTGATTCCCAGTATCTAGGATCAACAGGAATAAATTGACCTTCAAGTCTAAAGACATCTTGTGCGTTTTGATGTTTGATAATTAAGTTATTAACGATTTTAAACATTTGCTTCATTCCACCTTCGGCAAAATGTCTGCAAATAATTTCAATTCGGCCTTGTGCTCCTGACATGGTAGCGGATACTGCTGCACTGGTGCTTGATTGCAAGGCGTCTGCATTTAAACCGGCAGATGCTTTAGACACACCAGTCCTATTCTCTTTTGCCTCATCTAAGTATCCAAGAACAGGAAAAGCCTCTTTACCAGCGAAGGGTACTGTAAAGGGTTGAACCATCCCAGGGGCACGAACTCGAATAGGTTGTCCGATATCAGTATTGAGAACATCATCAATATTAACTTGACCTTCAACGACAGCCATACGAGGAAAGATAGAGTGTCCTAATGAATCAAGAGTATCTCGCATAATCTGTGATTTTGCGGCCTGGATAGGCTTAAGATAATCTGCTGGACACGAACCGATTGCAGTATGTGGTTCAGGATCTGGGCAGAACATAGTAATAGGAAGATCATCCCATTGTTCTACATTCAGCACATTTACGCCTTCACCCGCAGTACAAACTCTAATTCTTTCATCGATGCCATCACCATCGAAGTCATAAAATAAATAATGTTCTACATATAAAACTTCTTTTGCTCCGGTATCACTTCGATCCGGGTATACCATGTTGTCAAATGGATTTCTTGCCTCGATTTCATCATAGGCTTCTGGGTCAACCGCACTTGAACTTTGTGTTGCATATTGCTCAATCTCATCTTGGTCATAACCCATAGCAACCAAATCAGAAACAGATTTAATCATTCTATGTGCAACATAAGATGCAGATTCTAAATCTCTAGCGTTCCTGGAAATTAAAACTTCTTCTGGTGGTATTGATTCAATACACACTTGATCTTTAGATTTAATTCTACGAATAGTGAGATCATACTTAGTAGGAATTTCTTGTGTGACCTCTTCACCAGTTAAAGGATCCATTTGTGTAATGGTTTCCATGGTGACAGATTCTTTAACAATCTCTACATTAGGATCAAGAACTAAGGCTTGATATGAAATAGGATCTAAGTCTGTGTATTCGCTCGTTGTTGAGGTAATAGAATCATCCCAAAAAACTTTAACAAAACCACTCTTTCTAACCAAGGCATCTTTAAACGCATCATATAAAACTTGGAAGCCAGGATTTTTTTCTTGAATGATGTAATTAACATAATTGGTTTGTTGCTCGGCAACAGGAATATCTTCCGGGCCATGCGGTACAAATTCGACAATCTTTTTGGTACCAAAGAATGTACGCATGATAGATGGCAACATAAAAAGTACAGTGTCTCTAACATCAGTTGAAACAAATTCAGACTGCATACTAGATTGTGCTTGTGGTTGTTCACCAAGATAATACTCAGTTGATTCTGCTCGTTCTGCACCGACTTGATGAATGAAATCTTTTGCATCATCCATCTCGGATTTGATAACACCAGCAAGGTGTTCCATATCAACTTCTTCATTAACTTCGACTTCTACTTCAGAAGATTCCATCTCTTCTTTCTCAAGCATATCTTCTATTTTGTCTTCGTAATCTTTTGCCATGTAAAACTATCCCACTCGTATGATTCGAGATTTTAAAGGTTTTTTGAAATTATAACCGAAATAACTCTCGCTTCCACTAAAACTTGCGGCAGAACTTGCCATGGTCAATGCAAGTGCATCTGCTTTGTCCGGAGATTTTATACCACGCTTTCGCATTTCATCTTTCGATTCAATTTTTATTTTTCCGCTAGAAGTATATTTGTATTGCGGTGATGCAAGTTCAGATGCTAATTCATCATCCTCTGGTAAACGACAATCTCTTTGGGCCAACCAGTCTTTAACTGCAAACCATAGTTCCGCACGAAGGTTCAAATAATTTTTTTTGGTACTCGGTGCTTCGGCAACATTTACGCCACGCACGGGAAGGTTTTGCTCACGCAAACGATCAACCACTCCGGATCCTAAACCAATGACATCGATTAATATTTCTTGCGGTTGCTCCATCACAGTAGCATCGTCAAATCTATTTTTTACCGCTCCGCACAATTGCATTAAATCCATAGACGGAAAAGTAATGATTTCAAAAACAGTATTTCCCTGGCGTACGCACAGAGCAGAATTATCACCACCAAACCTTGCAACATCTAATCCCCATAAAATAGGCTCAGATGCGGTGAGAGACACATCTCTGCCCATGGCTGTACGGACAAGTTCCATAGGTATGACAGTATCATCGTCTGCGGACGGAAATTCGCCCATAACTTCTACCCTGGCAACAGTAGAATCTTCGCCATATTGTTCGATCATGCGTTGGAATAGTTCTTTGTCCGTGCCCTCGACCGTGCGGGAGTCTATTTGTTCGGTTTTCCAGAACTTGCGTTTAGAGTGAAAAGAGTCGTAGAAAGGTCCTGAGTTCCTGCGTGGGTTAGAGAAGGTGAACCAAAATCGATTTTTCGTTGGTTCGGAAAAGAATCCTTCGGATACGGAATATATGGGTGCTGGTATACCGGAAGCCTCGTCCATAATTAAACAAACTCCGTATGATGAGTGAATACCAGCGAACGCATCCGGGTTTTCTTCGCTCCATAGCTGTGCTTGTGCGTAATAGTAACCAGTATCGATTTTTAGGTCCTCAACGAGTGCATTTTCGAACCATTGTGCTGGTTTTATTGCGGTAGCAGTCTTGTTAAACCAGTGAGAATTTATGGATAAAGTTAGCCATTTACCTAATTCTGCCCATGTTCTAGTTCTAAGCTGCTGTTCTGTGTTAGCTGTAACAATAATGGTTGCTCCTAACCTGGTAGAAAGCATCCATAAAATAATCCAAGAGACTAATGCAGACTTTCCAATGCCCCGGCCTGAACCAACTGCCAATCTAAACATCTCTGGTAAATCAATGGCTTCGTTTTTTCTAATATGGTTTGCAATATCTCGCAAAATTTTTTCCTGCCACTTACGAGGACCAGTAAAATGTTCGAGGGGGGTATCTTTTTCACCCCAGGGGAAGACAAATTTAACAAAGTTTAATGGATCATCTTTGATGTTAAGTGACCAAACTGCGGTCATTAATTCTCTTTCTTGGTTAATTGGATATTTCATATTTCAAAAAAATTAAAAAATTTTAGTTCAACAGTTATACGTATATACGCCCCCCCCACGCACGAAAGGGGGGGGTCAAATCGTTAATCCTCTATTTATTACACAGACGCACACACGCACGAACGGACGGGGCCTAGATTCTCTCAGCGTCATTGGGGAGAAAAGGGAAGGCACTAAAAGGAGGCCTCGTCCGAATTGTCTATATAGTCGTCCTGGCCTTCCTGGTCGCTCGTGCGTTCGCTCGTGCGTTCCCGTGCGTCCTGGAGATTGAGTTGTTCTTGTGGCTCGTCCGGGCGTACGTCCAGGATCCTGGAGTTAGCGTTCGATAAGATCCCGGCCAGGTCCAGGTTATGATTTACTTCTTGACGATCTGCCCATTGATCCGGGGCACGGTTCTTTAAGTAGAATATCTGAGCGGTGACATTGCCATCCCGTGCGGAAGTCATAAGAGCGTTAGATATTTTTTCTACGCCTAATGCTTCCCCTTTTTTTATAGCTTCCTCAATTTCCGCATTTTCTTTTCTGCGTCTGTCAATAGTTGACCAGGAGACACCGAGACATCTTGCAATTTGGCCTGAGGTCAAACCCTGGGAACCAAGTTGCACAATCTTGGCCAAGGTATCAGGGTCATTTAATTTGATTTTCTTTCGTCCTGGTTTGTTTGGCATATCCTATTCTAATGCAGTTTTGAGTAAGTTAATCATCTTTTTTTAAAAATAAGTTGACATTCTAATATTACCTATGAGAGAATCA